AGTTCTTCTCACGTTCTAACCACTCATCTTCTGTCACCACATCCCCATTGCTTAACTTATAGATCATCAATGGGTACCATTCTTTGGCGTAATGATCGCAGATAACGACTGTATCTCTTGTCTGCCACTGGAAATCCAGCATCATATAAGGATCGACGAAAGATATAGGATTGGTTATGTAGGGGAATGTTGCGAAGAATTCATCACGCGTAAATACAAATCGTCTGGAGCAGAAGTTACCATCACCCTTGTGTGGCTTTAGAGCCGTTGGATCCCAAGAGCAAGTTGTGGGATCATTGATTAATCCATAACGTATTGCTCGATTAAAGCTTCGTGGTGATTCATAATCTAATTCAACTTGAAAAGTACCGAAACCCATCATGAGGGCATTTTTAAATGCAGTTTGGTAAACTAAGTCGTTCTGTGATTGATAAGATATTGTCCGTACTAAATCCGCTCTTAAATCTATCTGTTCTTGTGATGCTTTTCCTGTTAGTGATCGTACTATTAGATCTGGTTTGTTTTTACGCTGTTCACCCACTACTTTCTTTATTGCATCGTACAATTTGTTAAATGTCATCGCAGGCTTGAATAGCCTGGTGAACTCAGAGCGTTCTATCGCTGTCCATTGGTCTCGCACAACGAAGTTAACATCGTCCTTACCGCGAACAATATTCTCATTAAAATAGGAATTCCAGCAATTCTGAGCTTCTGTAGCATGATGTAGAACGTCTTTCTCATCAATGCCTGCTTCATTCAAGGCATCAACACGACGTTCTTCCATTTCGAAGAGTTCATCTTGCTCTAAATTTTCGACGTTCACATCCTGTGATTCGCGTTCCATTTCGACATCCTGTCAAAATTATAGATAATTACCTGTAGGTTCGCTGTGCTTGGCACAATCAAGTCATAGAGTTATGGGTTTCGAAGCCCGCAGCGCATAGGTTAATATTTATTGTATCATTAATTATGGATTATATCCCTTGCTCGCTGCATCTATAAACTTGCAAAGTTTATCCGTTCTACCGGCCGATATCATCATCAAGGGAGCGACATTACCTAGACCTGGAACCTTTGTGCCAAACCATATCAAAGTCTTCTCATAGTCGCCTTCGAAATAGATTAACATAAATTTAAATGCTTTTTTTAGTGTCATAATTTCTTTTTCGTTTCAAGCAATTCATCCAGTTTAGCCGCAACTTTCTTTGTAATAGATGAGCTGGCTATAAAATAACCCAATACAAAACCGATAATAATACCAATCACGAATATCTCAAAAAACATAATTAATCCTCAATAACATCAAATATAACTGCAATCTGCATAAGAAGAGCTGATTCATCTAATGCTATACATTTTTTTTTATAAAATGCACGCATGTTGCAAAGCAAAAAGTGGCAAATGCTAAGAACGCAAACCAGAATAGCAGCCCATGCTCATTGTGTTCTTCGGGAGTTGCTTGTTGTGCGTATTGTACTGATTGTGCAGGCAAATCCTGGGGTTGTTGCTGTGCTTGCTGAGGTTGGCCATTTACATAAACCACTTGAGGTGATGCAGCAGGAGCTTGATTGTGATTAGCCATTGCTCCTCCTACCATGTAACCAGCCATACCAGCTACTAACGGATGAATACCACCACTTCCACCACCTGATGATGTGTGAACAGTATTAGTATGGTACTCACGCACAACCGTTCTAGGAGCCGAATAACTTGGTGCTGAATAAGATCTCGATGGTGCGCTATAACTTCTGCCTGATGAATAACTAGAGCTTCTAAACCCTCCGCTTGATCCACCTCGTCCAAATCCAGCATAACAATTCGATGCGATTATCAATAATAATAAAATACTACAAAGTAATTTCATAATGTTCTTCCATGATTTTAATTATCTTATTCAATACATCGCTGCATTTTGCAGCATATGCGATCTTATGAAGATTGCCTTCATAATAAAATCTCGCTGACCAGATTGATTGAATTCTATAACATTCTATCGATTCTAAAACTGTTAATTCTAACTCGTCTCTTAAATCTGATAACTCTTCATTTATTGAGAGATTGCCACTTTCAAAATCATTGTGTTCTAAATAAAATATAATCGAATTATCTTCAATAAACTTTGCCAACTTTATATGTAAACCTAGCATCTCATACCTGCTCATAATTATAATATGGATCCTGTGACATATACTTGAATTCAGGATTTAATACCCACTTCTTGAACTTCCTAGACTCCAACCCTTCGGTATATGCGCAATCCAGATACTTCCAGGTAGTGATATCATCGTGAATGTATTTCCAATATGCATGTAATTTTTTCATTTTATCCCTGGCGATAATTCTAATATCTCAACTCTCTGCTCGATCTTATATAGCATCTCTGTCAACAACTGTATTTGCTGAATGATAGGCGATACATCATCAACTCGATCGCATAGTACACAGCCGAATTTTGTAATGAAGCCATGTTCGCATATTCCTGATTCTGGTGGGTAGCAGCCGCTCATATAATCCTTATACCTCAGCCAAACAACGGTTGACTTGAATCTCAATTGCCTTGATCAACATCGCGTATGATTCTTCGCTTTCATCAAACTTTATATTAATCTTGCCAACAGTATTTACTATATCTTCTTCATGTAATGACGGGTTGATATATGCAATATCTGTTTTGTATAAATCTACTACCAAATAATATGGCGCATATGTATTACGTGACATTGTGATCTTTATTTGCATTACTTTTGTTGCACCCTATAAAATAACATTTCATTCATTAATTCAGATGCCTTCTTGTCCAATCCGGGAATGGATGCCTTTTCCCGGTTGTTCTGAATGCCTGGCGTGAGTTCTTTGATCTTTGTGTGCTCGACATTGTCCATATCATCCACCCTATACCAATAGAACTAATGTAATCACACCAGCCGAAATGCTAGGCGTATATATATGATTGCCATCTGATGCTGCTACAAAGATAAAGTCAGTTGTTAGGATTGAAAAGCTTTGGCTTAACACAAATGGATTAAGATATCCTGCGGTTGCAACTGCGGCATTAGTATCGGTTGTGTGAAGATGACCAAAACGTGGGTTTAATTGTTGTCCTGTAAAATCTATTCTGAACTCTTTGATTGACATTGTGGTGCTCCGTTTAATTTAAATTAATTCTGCCATCTCATGACTAAATTTGTCATATCAACCTCAACTCGTGGCGCCTTATCAGCCAATATCCGATCAGCCGCAAATTCCATCAATATATATTGCTCTGCATCTGATATATGCGATGCAAAGTTCTTGTGTGGGACTTCCTTATAACGCTCTTCACCAGACACACTAATACGTTTATAAATATAATCCTTTTGCTTGGCCTTACGCAATATCGGACAGCCTTCACGAGATAATATATATGCGGGTTGACCATCCGTCATTTGGTTCAAGAAGTAACGCACAGCCCCTATTCGTGGCTCGAGATCATTAGTTCTCCCAGGGTGAGTAGTAATGCCGAGAGAGCAAAGCTCGCCGATGCAAGATAACTCTTCCATAATATCATCCCCAGCAACGCCACTAGGATCACCACGAGAAATCCCAATCTTATTGTACGGAAAGTCAATGGAAAGGGCAGGCAAAACAACATTCTTTGCAAACGTTCTAATCCCCATATCTTCACTGGTATATTCCTTTAGTATCCTAATTTGACCACGCGGCGATATCTGCATAACAATACACGCTGGTGTCAATCCAAAGTCCCATCCTAAATGTATCGGATCGCCTTGTATCGCATGTATCTTGTCTACGCTGTGGATATCATCATTATATTCGGGATAGACTTTTTTACCAAAACCCACTGACCCATAGTCTCCAAGACAATACACCTTGGTGAATGCCTCGGTCTGTCCAGTAGCAAGCTTAGTGTAATAATCATGAGCAATGTTATTATAATTGTCACAGCGAGGATTTTGATACCATTTACCATTTTCATCTTTCAATAGTCCTGGCGGTTGCTTATATAATCTATACCCTTCAACAGGCTTTTCATCAAATTGCTTAAAAATCCAATGATCCACATCAGGATAATTGCTATCGGCAATAATGCCGCTCCAATAAGTGCTAGGACAAAAGTTTCGACTAGGATAACGATAATTAACACGACCTTTAAGATGCGAGAGTACACCTTGTGGCACTTCTGATAATTCATTGATGTATGCACCTGTTGCTTCTAATGATTTCAGTTTACGTAGATCATCTTCACGATCCAATGCAATATAGATTAACTCTAATACGACAATGCCTTCGCCATCATTGAATGTGTGCTCGTATGTCAATAATGGCTTTTGTCGCTTCTTGATATCACCCAGCTCACCAAACCACGCTAACCAGGTTTGTAATGTCGTGCTATATAACTCACCTGAAGTATTACGTATTACTAACCATCTGGATCTTCTTTGCCCGTGAGACCAATTAGGCATACTACATGCTCGTCTAACGATTTCATTAATGCACAATGTTGATTTTCCTGATCCATAAGGCCCCATAACGAGACGCACAAAATCGCTACCATTATGAAAGTCATTACCAGTAAAAGTGGGAATATATAATTTGTTTTGATCTGATCCATATATGATTGTCTCTTCGCTATTTTTGAAATTGATATGTGTAATAGTTTGCTGACGCATCTGTTTCTCAAGTGCTTCTATTCGTAGCTTTGCAGCACTAAGCATGTTTAGATTCTTTAGGTGGTTTTAGTTGTTCAAGTGTCGTGAACCGACTGTTGCAATCTTCGCATTCTCTTCGGCGTCTAACTGATCCGTCACGCGTAGGATCAGTATCTAATACCTTGGTGGTAGGATAGCTACAGAATATGCATTCCAAATTATTTGCTCTCTAATACTGCACTCATAATACGGGAGCCATTGGTGACCTTAGCCGCGCTATTGGTTTGACCGTGACGCACTGGGCTAATAGGTGAGTATTCAAATTTCTGTGGGTATGATGGATCTAATAGACCATTCGCCATTTCCATCCCAGGCGTCATGCGCATATCCATATCTCTTAAGTTTCTCATCGTCTTATCCCTCGTAGAGTTCTGCTAGCTGTGACTGTCTTGCCTAGTTTTTTGTCGGCCTTGGCATCTATCTTTGCTTCGCTACTTTTAGATAACTTGCCTTTTGCTGCCATCTGCGATGCACGAGATTTGGCATTGGCTGCATGTGCTTTATCTGGCATTGGGTATTTCTTTTCACCAGGCATGCCGAAGTCTGATTTAGGGATCTTTTTGCGTTTGGCAGTGGTGATGGTAGCCATATATCATCCAGTAAATTCTTCAATTAAACCCACAAAAGATCTTTTATAACTATAAGCATATGCTATATGGCATTGTTCACACATATTAGCTGCGGGGTGTCTTTTGCTGCATTCTTCGCATAGCTTAAAATCCATTACTTCTTCCCTTTCTTTGCTTTGCGCTGTATTGATAAGGCGATTGCAACCGCTTGCTTAGGCTTGCGTCCCGCTTTTTCTTCGGCTTTGATATTCATACCAACGGCCTTTTTACTCGATGACTTTTTCAATGGCATCACGATGCTCCTTGTCTAAATTCATTTTGTCTAATTTGTCGAGCAACTCACATGCCAATGCATTGTTTCCAAAGTCACGAGGATATGCACGCTCTAATGTCCATTGTGCGCCACGATGCCCATCTTCTGAATGACGTGCTAATTGTCTGCATTCTTGGACTTCATCTTGATTAACTTTCGCGAGAGACTCAACGAGATAGGCACATAGGGTTTCACTGCGAGTTTCTAAATCAAATTTACCTTGCTGCAACCAAATATAAAATATTGATTCAGTAATGCCATTAGCACGTGATGCATCTTATCGATAAGCTTCTTTGATAGCTTATGAAATGGGGCAGGAATTTTGTAGGGTTTGGCGTCCATCAATGCAAATCCTTTGCTAATTGCATATATTATGCACCCAATAAATTATTTTGCAAATAGTTAAATTAATAGTTGCATAACACTCAAATACGAGTATAATTACTTTTATCAAGTCAACAACAACGAGGAATTAAAAATGATCGAAGTAACATTTCAAAAAGTAACAATCGAATATCTAACAAACGCTGGAAACTGCAAATCAGCAACAGGGATATTAATAGGATACTGCAACGATGGGGATGTTTGGATCATGATTAACGGACGAAAGCGCAAAGGTATGCCAGTACAGTTTCACTAAATAATCCGCCCCTTCGGGGGCTTAACTAACGAGGGGACACTATGACTAAAAATAAAGTTTGCTATAAATGCCAAGAAATTAAAAATATAAAATCTTTTGAATCTATCATTGGTATTAATGATGACTGTGAATCATGCAATTTATTCGATAAAAGATTGATGATTGCTTATAAACGAGAGCTTACGAATGATTTAAAAGCTTATCCTTATTTTTAATAACTAAGAGAGAACACCATGAATACTATTGATATATCAAAAATGAATAAAGCAAAAGTTTTAAAAGCTTTATATGATAACTCAAAGCAGCAAGGAATGGGATTATTACAACCTAAAAAAGAATTAACAATTGAACACGCTAAAGAATTATTAAAAGAATATAATTATTTTGATTATTTGTATGGAACCGTTTTAAAAATCGATTTTTCTGAAAATGAATTATGTCTTAGATTATACGATAGAGATAACGGTGCAGGCGCTGGTTTAAATGCTATTAATAGTTTGAATAAACAACAACCAGATAGCGAGGGGACACTATGATACAAAGATACAGCACAAGATATGCGGCATCAACTTTGAAACAAAAGAAATAACTATGACTCATGAAGAATTAACTAAGATGAATTTAGGCTCTTATTATGAAGGACAGCGTAATGTTTACAAATTAGCTTCAGATTCAATCGTTACTCTAATTAGAGCTATTCAGGAAGTGACGAACAAATTTTTAGAAGAAGAATTGGAGAAACTAAAATGACATTTACAGTAACAGTAAAACATGAGTCAGGATTGAAAGACACAAGTACTACACTGACAAGCTCATCTAAAGATTTAGCATTAGCATTTGTTATTTATAGAGAAAAAATAGATAAGTATCCTAATAAAAAAATTTTCTTAAGTAATGATATAGAGTACGACCATGATAAATGAAAGAGAACCAGACGACGAAGAATATGGCGATTATGTACATGAAGATGAGCACGAATGATGAATGCCAAGATTGCGGTGGCAAAGGTTGGATTGAATGCTGCCCAGGTGGATCACCCATCATGTGGCCTGAGTTACCATGTTGTAGCGCATGCGGTGAACACTCTATCTCATATTGTGAGTTATGTAATAAGGAATAAAATGAAAGTCTACGTAGTAATAAACGAAAACGGCGTA